ATGCTAAAGAATCGTTAGTATTACTACGTTGATTAGTATACGGTGACTTTGTATTAGATTTTGGCCAAGAGTATGAACTACTTTCATAGTACAAATACTTATCGTAATGGTCAAAGTTCTTTACAACACCTTGTATCAGACCTTCGTAATAGTCTACACTGCCTGATATTCCCATTTTAGTATACCCTGTACCTGCTATGGTGGCAATACTATCTTCGTAAGAATTTATAAGATCTAACTTATATTTAAAGTTTCTTAAACGCTCTTCAGCAGAAGAAAAATGAATGAAATCAGAATAGTCTGTATGGTTAATACTTATTTGAGCACTCTTTTCATTGAATAGAGAGAATAAAGAGTAGTAAGAACTAGTTACAGGGTAACTAAATAACTCGTCATAATTGAAGAACTCTGTAGGGTTATTATTCTCTTTATCTAATTCTACATCAAAGTTAGGACCTTTAAGATTTGGTACCTTGATTACATCGGGTCTTGACTCTACTGTTACACTATATGATACTGTATCAGCTACTGTCTCAAGTACTCTACAAAGGTCTTTTTTACTCCATACATTAGGTAAAGGTTCATACAACTTTAATATTAGAGACACGGTATTTTTATACTCTTGTGTGTCTATATTAATTACAGTATGTACGTTGTTTTTACCAAAGTCTAACTTAAAGTCGTAAAAGTAAGCGTTATTCTGTAGTTTAGTTTTTATGACTTGAACGTTAGTTTCAAGCTCTTCATCTGTTAACTCTAACGTTAAAAGCCTAATCTCAGTACGGTCAGCAGAAACTTCTTCTAAGTAAAACCTTTTAGCTATTTTATTATCTGAGAATAGGTCAGATATAAAGTTATATGTAAGTAGTACGTCACCGTTTCTAAACCCGTTAGCTATAGCATCTTGAGAAGGATTAACTTCAATATTAGAAGCACCATCTTTACCGGCACCAGCAGCGAGTAGGGTTTGTGATTCGTTTCTATAGTCGTGTTGAGTTTTTAGCAACTCTCCGTCTAGAGTATAGAAGTGTAGATCTATAATATCTACATCTGGTTTGTAGGTACTATTGATAGAAAGAGGGCCTACCAGTACCTTGTCTTTGATTTCTATCTCAGACCTAGTAGTGTAGTCAAAATTCTCTACTTCGTTTACTATGTACTTAACTGTCGCCATTCTCTGTTCCGGCTTTTAAATTAGCCATCTCAATTTCTAAATCTATATTTTTAGTTAGAGACTCTAAAAGCTGTTCTCTTAACTCTGCTATCTCGTCTAATAGTGGTTGTATATCTTGTAAATTATCTTCTAGATCTAATAACTCACTACTTCTCTCTACTAAGTACCTATGTGATTCTCCGTCTCCTTCTACAGGTATATCTAAATATAAATCTTCATAGTCTTTAAAAAACTGTTTAACCGTTCTCCCATCTACAGCTTCTTCTGCAGACACAAAGGATTTAAACCCCCTATCGACGACTTTGCCGAAGGAGTCTTTTTGGTATACGGTTTTTTGTATTTTGATATTCTTACCCATTCCTTACTACCTTAAATACGTTTTTATTATCAAGTACTACAGTGCTTCCATTTAATGTTGTTTTGATCAAAAGCCTATAATACCTTTCGGGCTGGAGTGCATCCATATGTACGTCGAAGTAACTGCTAGTATTATCAGCACTTACCTTTGTGTAGTTAGAATCGAAGTCTATAATCATTTCATCGCTAAACTCATCTTTAATTGCCCAGTACGTATCCTGTGGTAGTTTATATTCAGTAAGGTAAATAGAACCAGTAGTGAATGTTCTTGTTGGATATTTAGGTCTTGCAGATATTCTAAATCTTGCTTTATCCGAATCTATATACTTTTCTTTCCAATTCTTTATAGAGACAGTAGCAATATCAGTACCTAATTCATTTAAGGTACTTGAATATATTGAATCGTCCCATTTAAATTCTAAGTATGGAGGAAAAATAGTATTAGTATCATTACCAAAGTATTGTAGAACAATAGAAGAGGTAGTTTCGTTCTCTAAGTTATCCTGTAGCTTAAGCAGCAGACCGTTATTGTCAGTAGTATTAGCATATGATGAACTAATAAATGATGTTACATCTATATTTAAATCTAAATCAGAACCTACATCAAAACTTTGAGAAGAAGCTAAGTCTCCTGTAAGGAAGTCTCCTCCTAAGTTTGTCCATTGTACTGTACCTGCGTCTTTAAATTTCCATGTTGCTCCAGATATATTGTTAGGTCTATCTTGTAGTTTACCTGTACCTTGTGACCAAGAAGATGATATAGGATATGCTTCAACGTTAAACCCTACTGGTAGTTCAGATGCACTGGCTACGTATAGATTTAATGAAGCGGAATAGGAGCCGGACACTTTAGTGTTAATAGCACTGTTAATGTCTCGATCTCTAAATTTAATTAGTATCCGGCTTGAGCGGCCTATTCCATCGTCATCAGGGTATGAACGAATTTCCAATATTTCATCTAATCCGGCATTACCATATACTCCTGCAGCATCTGGTTTGCTTAGGATAGTTGTGTCTTTCTCAGGATATATTCTGTATATTGCCATGTTATATTGTTGTTACTCTTCCTTCTATGTCTTGATTTGGATACTTTACTTCAAAGCAACAAGGGTCATAAGAAGGATATAATACGTTGTTTTTAGTTGCACCTTTGGTATCGTACCCAAAGCTACTATACCTACCGCCTGCTTTATTGGTAAGCGTTACACTTTTAACTGTCTGTACTCCTTTTACTCTATCGAGTGCAGTATATACAGCTGATATGTTAATAGGTTGGTTTATAGTTAATTTATCTTTTGCAAAATACTTCTTCAATTCAGATGTACAATTTAATAGTACTTCTCTTGATTGATAGTTGGGTAGTGAAACAATCTCAAACTGCACACCTATATTTACTACAAAAGCATCTCTTATTTCTACAGCATCTGTTAACATCATAAACTCAGAAAGATACGTCTTAAGGTTATTTTTAAGTGTGTCTGATGCAGGTACTAAATGTCCTTGATTGTCATATGCTAAAACATATAACGATAGAGCTAAGCGATTGTCTCCAAGAACTGATTCGTTGCTTCTAGTTGTAGCGTCTTGAGTAACATATACTTTAGCTATAGTTCCAAACCTTGGAGGGAGTGTTAATGCTCTAACTGAATAATCTTGTAGAGTTACTGTTCTTTTTTGTTCTGCAAATGATCTAGCGCTGTTCTCTCTAATTTCATCAACAGTGTCTCCATCTCTTCCTCCTAATGCAGGTTGTGGGTTATTGAAGTTTAAAGTAGCAACTTTAGAGGAATCTACTGCTGCTGTATTTATAGCATCTATAGTTGTAATAGAGTTAGCAGGTGCATTTGATTCAACACCGCCACCGACTATATACCTAACTGTAAGAGTGGTATTAGAAGGAGCTAATCCGTATGAATTAGTAAATAAAAAGTTTGACGGATCGTAAGCCCAGTCTAACCTCTTAACTCCTTGTCTAGGGAAGTAGGTAGTAGTTACAGGATTAGGTAAAAACTCTGCATCATCTTCAGTGCTTATTCCTGCTCCGAACTGTACTTGTAATACTCCTTTAGAGGTAAATCTACTTACAAATCTTCTCGGTACTTTTTTAAGTTTAAGTATGTTAGGTGCTTGTGCTTTATCTTGTGTAGAGTTTTGTTCATCTACAAATACAGTATCCTGTCCTAAGAAAGGTACTTCGTACCATATGTTTCCGTCGCTGTCTGTAATGTCTAGTACTCCAACTATGTTTTCGTCATCGATAGTTAGTGTTGCAAACTTCTCTGATGTGCTAAAGGTTTCTTGTGTTGATTTTATAGTCCCAGAATAAGCATGAGCTTTCTTCTTTAATTGAAATTCAGAAGGAGAACCTCCTGCTAATGTTTTAACAGTAATTTCAGTAGGGTCATATGAACTAGAGAAATTAAAGTCTACTTTATCTGATATAATATATGTAGGTTGTCCTTGACTTGTAGCTTTAACGGTGCTGTTTTCAGCAACAGTTATTGCTTGATCAAAATCTGGTTTACTGTCTATTCCTATTGCATCTACTGTTTGTGATACTTCTAGAATCGTTTCTGCTACAGAAGTAACTTTAGGTGTATATCCCATCATATAAGCAAGTGCATATAAGTTAGATGGGTTCTTAGCATGTTGTAAAAACGTTTCTTGTAGTTGATTATCTTGATAGAAAGACAGAACATCTCCTACATAAGATGCCATTTCAATTAACATCATACCTGGTGATGATGGAGAAAAGTCATTATAAGAATCAGGAAAGTAAGATTTAGCATACTCTATTAATTGAGATCTAAAATCGTCAAAATTCCTGTTAATATATTTTATGTCTCTAGTTTCCGCCATTATGTAGCAATATTAATTAATAGTTCATCTTCTATATTTGTATCCTTTATACTATAGGCCAAATAAAAGGTAACTACGTTGTTGTCTGGATCTGATCCAGTTTTAATCTCTTGAGGTTCAACTCTAGGAAAGTATATGTTTATTGACTCTCTAACTATGGATTCAATTTCACCTATCTTTTCTTCGTTTATATTCTCAAATAACATATTCCTTAACCTAGTACCAAACTGAGGGTTTAAATATCTCTCTCCTTTACCGGTTAAGAAAAAGTTAATAAGGTTATTTTTAATAGCTTCTTTAGTTTGATAGTTAGAAGAAAACACGTCTTTAGCTCTAAATGGAATATTTAAGCCGACAGCTTTTCTAGGCTGTAAATCTAACGGGTTGATCTTTTTAACTTCAAATGCCATAATTACCTACTTCTATCTTTTTCGTATGACTTGTCTAATACTGATTTAGCTTTAGCTACAAAGTCTAATTTGCTTATATCTATTCCGGGTTGATTAGGTGATGCTGTCATTCCCATTTGATTAGCCATAGAGCTAGCAAAGTTAGGTTTCTGTGCACCAGACCCTCCCATTATGTTAGAGTACTCTTCTCCTGTCATAGATGCCTTAGTCATTTTTAGCATCTCATCTAAAGGTACAGTACCTGTATTCATTTTTCCTGTAGACCATGTTCTTTTAAGGTCTTTTTGTACGACTGGCTTATAGTCAGCGAATTTTTGCATGCCTTGTGGAGCTGAAGCAATTTTAACAGCTTCATTCATTACTTCTTGTAACTCCTCCTTAACGGCAGCTCTTACTTCTTCTCGTATGATTTTGCGTAATTGATCGAGTTTCATATATATAAATAGTTAAGTTAAGAAAGTTGATTATCAATTCTAAATTTTATTTCCTCTAAAAGTACTTTTTTTGATGAACTAAATGAATTTGGTCCTTTTAATTGTACTTTTCCGTCTTTTAATGCAACAGCAAAGTGTCGAGGAGCAAGGACGGGTGTTTCGGGGGTACGTCTAATCTGAAGTATATAACCTTTATATGTTAGGTCAGGGTCTTCTCTAGTTTCTACCTCCTTGGTAATTAAATCTCCAGATATGCTTTTAAGATCTTTACTAAGTTCTTCAAGTATTTCTGAAGGAATATCACCTTCACTATCTCTACTTACTAAGTTACCACTGTCTAAGTCACTATCAGTCAGATCGCTGTTAGTCAGATCGTTGTTAGTAGAGGCTGTTTCTTGATTATTAGCAGGTAATTTGTCACCAGTAGGTTGGGTTAGCTTATCAGAAATATTTTGTAATACTTTTTCAAGCTGAGAGAATGCTACTGCTTGTCCGGTAAGAGCTTCTGGTTTTATGTTAACTGCTTCAGTTTTAATTTCTTTTTCAGGTATACCGTTTTTATCTAATACTGTATTCCCGTTTTCGTCTTTTTTAGTTACCACTATAGCAATAGGGTTTGTCTTTTTTCCGTCTATTAATACAGGGGGTAATCTAAAGCCTGTACCTTCTTCTACTAGGTTAAGAGCTTCTTTCTTAGGTAAACTATCTAACGTAGCTGCACCAGCCATCTTTATAGAAGCTATACCTAACTTTTCTTTAAGTTTATTCTCTACTTGCTCTTTGGCAGGTCTATTATTTTCTTTCTCTAATACTTTAGAACCGAATGTAGCAAATATACTATCCCCATTTTCATCTAACATTCCTAAAGTTGCTTGTTGTTTTTTAGAGAGTTTAGATTTCATAGCATTCTCTATCTTACATACTTTAAGAGGAGCTTCAAGTGCTTTTAAGTTTTTACTAATTGCTCCTGCGTTACCAGATACATCTTTTAAACTAAGTTCAATGGCGTCGGCTGTGATTAACATAGCTGCTGCAAATTCTTTTAGTAAGTTAAGAAGGTCTGCAAACTTAGTTGTAAAGTTAGTAGGTTGTGCAAATATTAAACCTCCAGGAGGTCCAGGTGGAGTACCTATAGCTTGTGGAACAGGTAGGGCTAATATGATATCTACTGCTGCTAATATACCTTTTATAGGAGCACGTATTCCAGGGGGTAAGCCTGCAAATACAGCAACGTTAGCTGTTACCTTACCTGATAAAGAAGATAGTTGTGTTAGCTTATTATCTAATTTGTTTAGTTCGGCATCACCAGGGCACCCTTTAGCTCTTAGCTTGTTGGTGCTAGTGGTTACAGCTTTCATTCCTTTAGCTATAAGTATACCTTGAGCTTTACCGATTTGTGTACCGATAGCAGCGTGTAGATTAGGTGGTTTAAACTTTTCAAATGGCATACTACTCTGTAAATACTTTTAGTGAATCTAAATCGTCTATGGCTTTTTTTATTTGTCCTAATGGAGAAGCCATTGAAGCTCCATGTGCTTTGATTTGTGTTAACCCTCCGGCTGATGATCCAGCTGGTGCTACTCCTGCTAAAGCTTTACCTAACCTTTCTAGCTCGGATAATAAGTCTTTCATCCATGCTTGTGTTGTTGCTCCAAGTAGAACTGGTTCTCTTTCTCCGAAGGCTTCAGTACCTAGATAAACTTTAGTAGCGTCTAGAGCTACATACTCTTGTCCGTCGAAGCTGATTGTGTTAGCGTTTCCTGCTACTGCTTCAGTACCGGATAAAAGTATACTCTCTTCTTTAGCGTTAAAGTAAAGTCTTCCTGAGTTTATTAGTATTTGAGATCCTTGATAGGCATCTGCTTTATCAGGTTCTCCATCCCATGCATCTCTTTTTTCATTAGCTTGAGTAAGGCTAACTGTATGGTCTTCCACCATATATATAGAAGCAGGATCATCGTTTATATTCTCTACTATAGTTGAATCAGGTGTAGCTCCATTCTTACCGTTACTTATTATGGTTATCGGTTTTTGGTCGTTATTCTCAACAAACATTTGTTCGTGATCTACACCAGTAAACCGGACTGTTTGACCTTGTCTACCTTCAATTATAACATCACCTTGGAAAGGCTGTAGCGGTGCTACATTAGCTTTATCTTCAAAGTTATATCCTAATTCTTCTAATCCTTGTTGTGTATCGGGAAATGCGTTAACGTGAGGGTTGTTCCACATGTTAACAACAGTAGTGTAGTAGCTTCTTGAATTGTTACTATTAGATTCATCTCTATCTACAGCAGGTGCTGCTTGTAGTAGGACTACTTCGTTAAGTAGAGGGTAGATTTTAAAGTTACTATTAATAGGGTAGGCTATATCTAAAAGGACTGGGTCGCTTTCATCTTGGTATTCACCTATTATTCTATATTTTATAGCTCCTAAGGCTTCCATTTGCCCGTATGTTTCCCATTCAGGATGTGTATCATCTAATATGATATCAACTACCCTAACTGGAATTACAAAAGGATAAGAGTCTCCTGAAGAGTTCTTACCTAGTGCAAACGAATCAAACCCTGTGCCGAATTTATACATTATTCTTCTGTTTCGTCTTTGCTACCTTCTCCTAATTTATCTTGAATATCTTCTGTGTCTTCTAATAAAGCAGCTAATTCCGTAGGATCAAAGAAGCTATCTCCATCTCCTTTAGCTTGTGCAGACTCTATACGTTGTACGATAGCTGCCATCTTTATTAATGCATCATCATTCTTTACTCCTATTTCCATGTACTCTTTTATCATAGGTACAATCAAAGTTGCATCACCTATGTTTTCTATAAGAGGTTTTAGCTCGTTTATTAACGCTCTTACTTGAGTTCTGGTTTGAGAGGAGTTATCGTGAATCTCTCCAAATAAATCAGATAAAGTCTTATCTTTAAAGATTTTTTTATCTAATGCCATTGTTTTGTTTTATTATAAATATCTTAAACGGCATTTATCTCTAAAAGTCCTATATCGTAATACTTCTGATACTTTTGATAGAACTCTTCTTTTAGTTTAGATATGACTCTAGTTAAGTGAGGAGTTTCACAATCAGTCATCTCTCTAATATAAATATACAGGGCTTTCTTCTTGAACATCTGTAGATCTGATCTTGTTTTAAAAATAGTTAAAACTGCATCTGCGATTTTAAGTTCTTGTTCTTTTACAAATATAGTATCTATTTTCTCATACATCTCATCAACCCAGTCATCCATAAACTTACTAAGTGTCTTCTTACTTACACTTTCTTTTATTTCTGAAGGATCATAGGAGTCTTCGTAATCAGAGAAAGAGCCTATTTGTTTAAGCCTTTTATAGTTCTTGTTGTTGTAATTGATTAGCCACCTTTTAACTATAGTACCAAAGTAAGAATATGCTTTTGCTCCATTAGTAGGATCAAACTTCATTATCTTCTCCTCTAAGAGGACTGTGACTATCTCGTGCTTTAGGTCTTCTATTTGTTCTACATCAGTATAGTAAAACTTAAAGGTGTGTATAATATTCTCTGCTAACTTATAGAAGGGTAAGTATATATGCTCTGTAAATATTTTAGCTCTATACTTAGAATCAGTAGAGACGTTATATCTAACAATGTACTCTTCTGTTTCCTTTGTGAAGTAATTAGCTTTGCTTTTCTTTCGTGCCATAATTTTCCGGGAGCATATATCGGTCTAGCTCTTTTTGTACTAGTTTTAGTTGTTCAAAAAAATAACCGACCTCATCGTCTGATTCAAATACCCCATTCTCATCAAGCCTTTGCAGGTGCTTTTTCGAATCTCTTAAAATCTGTGAGATTCTCTGAAGATATTGTGTTTGGTCTATTGTTATATCTTCATACTGTTCATTCTTTAACAATAGGTTTCTTACAATATAAGATAAAAAAATTATAATAGCAACTAATATTCCGGAAATAATGTAAAAAGTTGTTGGGTTAATATTCATTTTAAAGGTTTTTTAGTATATTATTTAATCCCTGAGAGGAATTTACTGCTCTTCCTGTAGAGCTCTTAGTCTTTACTTGTTTAGGTTTAGAACTACCACCGCTTCTCTTCCACATATCGTATTCTACTTTAGAAGCTAAGAAATCTGCTGTATGTAGAACTGATACTAAAGCTGTTTTTTGTCTAGAAGACTCAACATTACTGAAGAAGTATGCTTCATTTGCCTTATCAAACACTCCGTCATGGCATCTAATACCTAAAAACTCTTTTTGATCTACTTTTATTCCAAACTTCTGAAGTATAAATAAAGATCTATCAGGAATTAACATAAAATCTAGATCAGGGTTATAAGTATACATTTCTGAAAGCTTATCTTGTCTCCATTTATCTGTTTGAGGTATGTAATTAGGTCGATCACCATCACCTATCTTACCTAAATCGTGAAATAAAGCAGCAAATACTAATTGCTCTTCTGTATAATCAAGAGTACCTCCCATTTTTTCGTATAATCTTGACTGCTCTATAGCAAATTGTACTACTCGATTGACGTGGTCTACATATCCTCCGGCAAAAGCATTGTGATACCAAGTTTTACCACTAGCAGGAGCCATAACATAGGTATCCTCCATGTGGTTTAACATCTTTTTAATAGAATCTGCTCTATCACCGATGTAAGTATCGATAATTTTAAGATGCTTCTCGTAATTCTTTTGTATTTTTTCTGCTTCTAACATAGATAACCTTTTTAAATTTATTATTAATTATTATATATTGTTTATTTTATTTATATATTATTATATTAATATTATTATATTATTAATTATATTTTTATATATTATCTTATATAACATATATCGAAGATATTAAATTTAAGGCAGAAAGGCAACTATTCTATAATAAATTTTTCAACAAAGTGATCTTTTATTAGAGATTCACCTATATCCCACCTCACCTTCATGTAAATACTTATAGTATCCCCTATCATAGTAGGAGGAAATGGACCTACTACACGCTTAGTACTAAACCTACCTTCTTCATCATCTGAAAAGTATATCGAAGTGTTCTGGACTACCGGTACTATGGTTCCATCGAACTGACTTAGATATATAGTTGTATTCTCATACGGTATTGGAGTTCCATTATAAGTCCATAATCCCAACCACGGCTGATATAAGCTAATAGTAAACGCAACCGAATCATTCAGCACAAAATAAGAATCGGTATCAAATTGAGCCTCTACTACAGATTCATTATTATACCTATACTCCCAAGAAGTCCTATCTGCATATACATCTAGAGAAAAGTAAGGGTAATACTCACTCGTCCAATCTAGTTCTGCATGGTAATACCCATTACTGTCTTTAATAAACGTAGACTCTATACTAGCATTACAATCACCCAACTCACAAGGGGGAGAGAAGGTTTCTTTCTCGCAAGAGGAGAGGGCGGTAAGGAGAATAAGCGAAGCCGCCGCGCGAAACGCGCGCACGTTGCACCGCGATTTAGTTATGTATAACATATGGTTTACCAATTTCATCTAATAAGTGTTTAGCTTCTTCGATATTAATATTAAAAAACTCTTTTCTATTATTTACTCTTACTTCACTTAGCTCTTCATGAACTAACTGCTCTACTTCGTATCCATTGACACAAGGTAAGGCATACTCTACGATAAAATCTGTTGGTATACCCGTAGCTCTATTTATCTCCTTTACTCTACCCTCCGGGTCTCCATTAGTATAGCCTATCTTTACCATACCAGGCATAGAGGGGTTAGAGAGTATATATACCCATTGTGCATTCGGTACA